CAATAGTAATAGTACAAGCTGAATCAAGAGTACCTGTATATTTAAGGTACATTGATCTGCCTGGATCAGTAGATCCGTCAGCTATAGTTGTTGTATGTGTATCAGCGTTAGTTGTTATAGCCTCAGTGCCAAAACTAAATGCTTCTGCGATTAATTCTAAATTAGTGTTGGTTGTGGCTCCCCATGTTCCTGACTGATCACCAGTACCAATTTCCTCAAGTCTTAAATCATTTACGTATGTTGATGCCATCTTATATTCCTCTTATTAAGCTACTTCTTCCCAACTAGGAGTTTGTGTTTCATTGTTTTCAGCAAAGGATGAACTTTGGTCAGTATTTATATTAGCATAATTTTTAGTTTGTGTATCATCTATTAAAGACCATACTAATACACTTCCTACTGATCCAATGGCCTCAACGCCTATAGGAACAACATTTGCTTTAGCTATAATTATTATTGATCCAACTGATCCTGTGCTAGATACACCATCAATATTAAATATAGCGTTATGATGAACAGTTACTGATCCAACTGCTGAAGTTGCAGAAACACCAGATATTACTACGTTTGCTTCACCATCTACATCTACGCCAACACTACCAACTGAGCCTACAGCTCCTGGTGCGTTAGCTACTGCATCACCATTTACACCCACACCCCCAATGGCTGATGTTGCAGATTGTCCTGTTGGTACTATGTTTGCTTTAGCAACTGTAGATACGGTGCCTAATGCACTTGTTCCAACTTGAGATGAAAGTGTTTGATTTGCTTTTGCTACTATTGATACTGTGCCTAACGCACTTGTAGCTGATAATCCTGTTAACGTTAAATTAGCTTCGCAATCAAAAGTAAGCGTGCCTACTGCTGTTGTGCCAACTTGTGAAGATGGAATTACATTAGCTTTCGCTACGATAGTTAAAGAACCAACAGCACTTGTTGCTGCTATTCCTGTAAGAGTAACTGGATTAGGTTCACCCCAAGTATTAGAACCCCAAGTTCCTCTACCCCAACCAGTTATATTAGCCATATTAGGCTATTCTAGGCTATTCTTATAATAGCTGTACTTGCTGCTGCTGCTGGGAAAACAATAGTGAAATCACCTGCTGTGGATGTTTTATCTCCACCAAAATCTATAGTTGCTACTGACTTATCGCCATTAGTGTCATTATAGATCATACAACCTCTTGCTGTAATTGTAGCTGTACCAAAAGTTAAATCTGCAAAATCAGTAAAGCCTGTAGTACCAGAACTTGTTGGTGCTACTTTAGTTAAAGCTGCTCCACCAGAAGTATAGTTAGTACCACTTGCTTGTCCAGTAGTTGTAAATGCAGTTGTGGCTGCTCCTAGAGTTGCAGAGCTTGTATATAAAGCAAGTTTAAAAGCATTACCATTCGTTGCAAAGTTATGTGTTGCAGTTAATAGTTCTTTTTTAAAACTTGTAGTTAATGTTGATGTAATGGCCATATTAAATACCTTTAATTATTTTTGCTATATCTTCGCTACCTTGATTAGATAAATCTTGTATCAAAGTGGCTTTATAAGATTTTAAAGCATTTTTTATATAAATCAAACAAACTTGATAAATCATATCTCTATAGGCTCTAGCTTGTTCTTTAATATATGGATCTTCACTATCACTACTGCTCACTATTTTTTCAGTAAGTCTTTCTGCCCAAAACTCTGGAGGATGACCACCATACTGGGTTGTAGCAATTTCTACCATACCTAATTGTGGCAATCCATCAGGTGTAATTTTAACTACCATTCTTTTGGTTCTCTTAAATGTGAGTCATATCTATCTGCTAATTTAAAACTGGTTTCGTTTCTAATTTTGTTTATATTACTTTTTTTAGTAGCATAAAGAGATCCTCCTTGATCTACTGATACAACCAAAGGATCTTTTAATCTATGATACCCATATAGCTTTTCATCAAGAGGAACACAAGTATCTAATAAACCACTAGAAGATGCTACTTCAACTTGAATGCCAGCATTCATACATTTGCCTAACCAAAACTCTACAGAAGCTCTACCAGATTCTGCAAAATGTAAGTTACCTTTGTAAGTAAAATCAATGCCAAACATTTTTATAGTTCCTACTTTATTCCACAAAGCAAAAGCTACTGCGTATGCAACTGTGTTGTTTAAGTAATAACAATCAGTATCCTTTAAAACTTCGTGTATTGGGTATTCTACTAATCCTGGTGCACGATCATCTAACTCGCACGTATATATAGGCCCTTTATGATTTTTTAAAACCTCTAGCATTCCATGTGTTTGATTGCCTGCATTGTCAGTATCAAAGAATCTACTTGCAGGATCCATCATAAATACTCGATCATGGTATATAACAGAAGCAACAGCGTTTATCACCCATACTTCGTCAAAGTGAACTCCATGTGATTTTGCTACACAGTAATCAAACCAACTCTTGCCAAGACCGACAATAGCTATAGTTTTACCTTTTAGATTTTCTACTCTCTCCATCTTCTCTCTCCTTAAGTGGTGGCGTTTCTAATAGAATCGTAACGATATTCGTCTTTTCTTCCTCTAGCCTCCGATTTGTTTTTTAGTCTTGCAGTTTCTTGTTGAAATCTATTTTCATATAAAGCTAAAAGATCAGTATCGCCTTTCATAAAAGTATATGCTTCATATAAACATCCATATAACAATGCGTTTCTAGCATTTTGTGATAACCATGTTCCTGTTGTATCAGTCACTAGACTATTAGGTTTGTATAAGTAATGTAACTCTACTGAATAATCTGCATCTGGTATTGGTGCTACAATTAATGTAGATCCATTATTTGAAGCAGTAGATAGTTCTTTATCAAAATCTCCATAATATTTTGGCAATCCTCTTAATGATGTGTCTGTAGGATCAGGAGTATATTCTCTCATAAAGCTTGCATGTTTTTTTTCTAAGTAATGATAATCACCACTAGCGTCTATAACAGCTAGTGAAAAACTTAAATTAAAATCTGTGGGTGCTGTTAAATATGTATTTCCAGTTGTTAAAGTACCTGTTACATTTTTTCTAAAAAAATCAAACTGTATTAATTCAAATAATCTTTCTTCTGTATTCTTGATCATATCGTCAAGAGTAGCTACAAAAGTAGTCTCTTCGTTTTGTACGTAATTTTTAATTAATGTTTTTAACTCTGATAATGTCATACTGTTATTGTAACCTCGCCAAGAGAACCTGTCATTTCATATCCTAATATCTTAGATCCTATAGGATCAGATGTCATTGAAGAATTAGAATTACCATCATTTGTGTAAACAGCTCCATCTCCTAATTCTACATCATTATTAGGTCTAGGTTTATATAAAGCTTCTGCATCTGATACGTGTGGTAATGGCTCAAGCTGTGGATGTTTAGGTTCAAAACAATCTCTACATGTTTTTAAACCGTTCCATTCTTCTCTTAGTTGCGACAGCTTGTATTCAAATCCACATCTATCGCAAAGTGCTCTTGCAAATTTACCAGCTGCGTAAGCCATTTTAGTATCCGTGTCTTAAGTATGGTGAAATTCTAAATGAAGCACTGTCTTCATCTTGAGATAGAGCTCTTTCAAATTCATCTTCATACATTTGCTTTAACATAACAACTCTGTCTGGTGCTTTCTTAATAGCTATGTAATAAGCAAGACCAGCAGCGAAGCAAGGAAAAAACCTAAAAGGCATATCCATTGTATTTGTGGCGGTGTCGGCATCATCCATTCTCACTAGTTTATTAAAGACTAATACATCTGTACTATTCTCTGGCGTAGGCCATATATTTAAAACAGGACTTACTTGTTTATCAAGAAAGAACTGAGTAGGTCTAGCTTCAGTAGACTTGGTTGGAATATTTAGATATTCACTTCTACTAATTTTAGACATTTGTAAATCAAGGTTAGTTCCATCAGTATCTCTTCTAATGGAACAATCTAATATATCAATAACATTAGAGTTTAAAGTATATTGGTTAGTGCCTTTAGTAACTGTTTGAGTTGTCTGTTCTATAGTCCATTGATTAAGACCACGGTTAGCCCATTCAGCTAACATAAGATTAATAGATCTTTTTGCTGTTTTTAGATCATAACCAGTACGAAGTTCAAGTCCACATCTTTCAAATGCTTCTTCTATAAACTCAGTTACATCTGGCTCAAAGTTTGTACTACTTGATGTTGTCATTTAATCTTCCTCTGGAGCATATAAATTATTAAATGTTATGTTCGGATCCATATAACTCTCATGTTGTTCTGCTGAATGCGTCCATTGAGAAGGCATAAAGTCTGGTGCTCCTTCTCCAACACGCCATAAAGCAGGGTTCGTAGCTCTTACTCTGTTATTAGGTAAAGCTACAAAGTTACCAGTATACTCACCAGCGTCTGTTAAATATAACACATGTGATTGCTTATGTTGAGCAGAATCATCAGCTATTGAATTTTCTGTGTAGTCTACTGTAAATAAATATTTTCCTGTATAGAACTCTCCACCTATTTTACAAAGCCAAGGTGATGAACTTACTCTATCTAAAACTACAACAGAATGATGATGACTAAGACAATCCCATGGTTGAGCTAAATGATCTTCCATAGGAGAAGGCCATTCTTGTAATGGTATATCTGCTACTAAAGCTTGAATAGGCATTCTAGCCCACATAGCACCTCCATGAACATTAGGTGCGTCTTCTTCGTTATCTATTTCGCAACCTGTAAAAACTACTTGAAACGATAAAGATCTATCTGGAATGGTATTAACAGCTATAACAAGAGCATGTAAATACTCTCCGTGATAATTACTATGGTTGGCTGTAAACTCTTTTCTCACCCAACATTTAAACTGCGGGATGTTTGAAATTAAATATGACAAAACACTCTCTCCTTTGTTTTTGTAAAAAATTTATTATACTTTTCCACCTTTAGACATATATTTAGTACCCTTCATAGCACCACCTTTTGCCATGTATTTAGTACCCTTCATGGCACCACCTTTAGCCATGTACTTAGTACCTTTCATGGCTCCACCTTTTGCCATGTACTTAGTGCCTTTGACAGAACCGCCTTTAGCATAGCCTTTAGTTCTTTTGTGCATAATTTACTCCTATGAATATTTAGTTTTTTTTCTTCTATTGTTCATTACTTTACCACAACCTCTTGCAATCTTTCTAACTTCTCCACCGTCTTTCATGGATACTTTGGCTTTTTTAGTATTAGCAACAACAGTCTTTCCTTTTGATCCTGCTGCTTTTTTCTTTCTTGCAGTTTTTGCTCTTTCTGCTTTGCTTAGGCTTTGTGCTTTTGATTTTGGTAAACAGCGATCTGGATTTTTTTTATCTTTGCTTGTACCACATGGGCCTTTGATAGAACCGTCTGTGCCTATACGCACCCAGTTTTGTCTTCTCCACTCAGCTAATTGTCCCATTATCTAAGTTTTTCTTTCATGACAATGCCTTGTCCCCTCATTCCAACAAGTCCACCGTTCTTCATTTTCTTTGTTTTCTTTTTTGATCCTTTAGCATAGTTAGGATCTTTGCAATATTTAGATGCAGCCATATTTGCATAAGCTGAAGGGTATGTATCAAAAGTTCTTTTAGCCCAAGCTTTACCAGCTGGACATATTTTACCGCCACTTTTAACAGAACCGCCCTTTTTCATTTTTATGGATTGTAA